CACGATCGCTTTGCTCGGCTTCTTAGCGGCTTTCTTCGCATGGATGCCCACCGGATTCTTCAGAGCATCCAGTTTCGCTTGGATCGCATCGATACGCGCGGCCTTCTTCGCTGCACGTTCTGCGGCTTTCTGAATGCGAGCATCTGCTTTGAGCGCTTTATTGATACGACGCTGATTCGCTTTCATCGCGCGAGCATCTTTCTTCTCGGCTTTGATCTTCGCAGCAGCGACCTTTCGTGCGAGCTTGAAGTTGGTGTTATCCGTCTTGACGTTCTCGCGGAGCATCTTGATCTCGCAGCGAAGCGTGGCTGTGTCTTTTTTGACGCCGGCGAAGGCACGCTTGTAAGCTGCTTTGATATCCTTCAGTTCCTGACGCTTGAACTCAAGGGCCTTTTGTGTTGCGGTTTTCGTAGTGTTTTTCATATAGTTTCTTTCTCAGTTATTGAACAGCTATTATAGAGCATTTGCGGCTAAGTGTCAAGGCTTATTAACACATCCAGTCACCTGCATTTGCTTGGGGATCGATCCCTTCGGCGATGCAGATGTCGACCCAGTTGCGTTCGCGCTGCGCTTTAGCCAGTGCTTCCTCGAACTTGTCACGCGCAACAGCCGCTTTGAGAGCCAGCTTGTGGAGCCTTGTAATCTTTTTATTTATCATACTGCTGCGCAAAGGTCAAACGCGGATCATACGGCCTTGCGCGCGCATCGGCGTAGGCTTTTTTCTGCGCAGAGGTCAAAGGCCGTTTCTCGGGCTGATAGCCGTCGGCTTTTTGCTGCGCAAAGGTCAAAGGCTGATTCGCTGGACGATTCGTTTTTGTTTCTTCAGGAACGTATTTTGCATGTTGGTCGAAATGAATCGTTTTCATCTTTGTTTCCTTTTTAATTTTCATACAACCATTATACCTGGGTTTCACCTAATTGGCAAGGCTTAGATTTCACCCAGAGCAAACAGAAAACGAATATCATTGACCGAATGGAACATGTCACGCATGATGAGCTTCCCGTTCTCTTTGATATCGAGGCGGTTGTGACTATTGCGAACCAGCTTAATCACACGACCATTATACTGCAGAGTGGTCGTCTCTCCGGTCTTGGAATAGGTCACTTCAGCACGCAGTTCTTTTTCATATTCACGCATTGCTGCGGTGGCCAGTTCAAGCTGCTTGGAAGCCTGAACTTCGATCGCGCACAGGCGCTTGTAATTACGCTGCTGCGTGATCGCTGCGGCACGGCGATTTAGTTCCTGATTGAAGGTCAGAGGGTTCAGCGTGATCGCTGCGGCACCGTAGGCTTTTTCCTGGTTGAAGGTCAGAGGCTGATTCGTTTTCATCTTTGTTTCCTTTTTAATTTTCATACAACCATTATACCTGGGTTTCACCTAATTGGCAAGGCTTTTTTGGGCTTTTCTGGTTTATTTTGGTCACCGGCTTCAACCACGTTTCCACGGCTGTAAAGCGGCGTAGATACTGGAGTGTAGCGTTAACCTTTTGATTCTTAAGGGTTTTCTTCATTTTGGATTTTGTATTCATTATCGACACTATATTATACCGGATATCGTGGTAATTGTCAAGGCAATTTTTTTACCGTTAGGAATCAAGGGGTTACGAGCAGACCGACAGCGTAGATCAGCAGCAGGCCGCCGTTCACTATGATCAGCGATAAGTCTTTGATTTTAAACGAATATATTAGGAACAGCGACGTGCCAGCGTTGAGCAGGTAGATGTTAAGCGGATCTACGCGAAGAGCCGTTGCGAGAGCGCCGGCGAGAGTGATGATTACAGCAGAGTATCTAAGCATTATACAGCCATTATGCGCCTCTTCTGGCTAATTGTCAAGGCATATACCGGCGAGCAGAACCGTAAAAAACGGGCCTTTTTTTCTCCCTACGGTTTTATACGGTTATTCTTGGCTTTTAACTGAATCCGACTCCATTTCCCCTATATAATTATGTGCAGCGATTTTGTTGCATAACACACAGTAACATCACACACAGGAGAACACTATGAGTAAAACACCGTATGAAATTCGATTTGATCTATTGCAGTTGGCTAGAGATATCCTTTCTCAGCCTATCTATGAAGAAGTGAATGCTCGAAAAGAGAAGTGGCATGGACTGAGTGATGCTCTTCGAAATACAACTGAGTATCCTACTATGCCTACATTCCCTTCCTCTACTGAGATTATTAGTAAGGCTGAGGAATTAAATAAATTTGTGAGTGGATCTTGATCTGAGTTGATCTAACGCAAGGAATGTTTTATTGTTCCTTGCGTTTCTTGGCTTTCATTCTTTTATTTCGTTCCGCCCACCGATTTCCTGACGATGTCATCCATGTTTAATTCTTGGCTCCAATACGTTTCAAATGCAATTGTTGGTTGCAATGCTTGGAATTGATGGAACTCGCCCGGTGCGACGGATGTGAAGTCGCCCGCTTGTAATACAGTTTCATCTATCAGATCATAGTTGTTCTTCCATACTCTAATCATCAGCAGGCCGGACTCTACAAAGAATCCATTCCACTTGTGTTCGTGCTTGTGTATAGAGCAGAACCCATCCTCTACTATCTGTATTCGATGAAACTCATATGCTGCGTTGGAATGTATGCATTGTGTGTGTCCCCAGACTTTACCCTGTTTGTTCATTCCTTTATTCCTTTATTGTTTTAGCCCAAGAGAATCTATTCCAGATTCTCTCGTGCGTATAGTATATAATTGCGTTGAAAATAGTTGCGAGTGTGAGGAATGCGAGTGCTTTTCCGATCGATCCCGTCAGTAGATATGGTATGAGAAAGTTAGATGTGGTTATCAATAATCTCCATGTTACAGATTTGCTTATGGTTCTCGGATGACCATCTTTGAAGAATCGATCGTCTGCGGGCTTTCTATTCCATTGGAACCAATTCCACACTCTCTCGTGCGCCCAAAATAGGAACATGTTAATCAATGTTGCAACAGATGCGATTTGTGCGGCTGCAGCCAATGTTCCCGTTACGATAAAGCCATTCAGAAGATGACTCAGTGTGAAACAGATTCGAACAGTGATTGTTTTAGCCAGGCTTCTTCGATGCATCTCTACATATTTCATATTACAAATCCTTTATTAGACGATCGACAATTGTTTGCACAGATTCAATCGCATTAATATTGTCCAGAGCTTTTCCAGCCCAGATAACTCCTTGGTCCTTTGTGTCGCGACCCAACCTCAATCCATCCGTGTGATTATTATCTGTATCTGGTGTCTCTGAAAATACGATTCCGTTCATACGATTCACGCCAATAGATTTGACGTCGCTAAACGATTTCTTTATCATCTCCAATTTCTTATCTGGATGTATGCGCGACTCTTCCGAAAGAGCAAATATCGTTCCTAATCCTACTGCCTCTGCACCAGCATCTAGATACATTTTTATCTGCTCTGACGTAGAGATTCCACCCGTGACAATAATTGGCATATCTGGATTCATAGCTTTCTGTTCTAAGAATCTATCCATCGTTGTCTGATTTGTATCCAGAACTCTAGAAGCAGCATCTGGGCTTTTCAGATCTATTGCATCTATCATTTTTGAGACATTAGATATGTCTTCCGGTTTTAATAATTTATGTATGAACTTTGTGTGAGGAGCGTTTTTCCTATAATATATAAAATCGTTTGGGAAATATGATAGCAATTGCATGTGCGATACACGATACCATCTTGCCAAGTTTAAAAATCCTGGTGTCAGTTTTAATGAACTAACAGCCAAAATTATATCGCCGTCTGGACAAGAATCACGAAATTCTTCTAGCTGTTCTTTTATCTTGTCGTTACTCACTAAACTCGGAACGATTCCGGCTTTATTACAGGCGATCGCTAATCTTGCATCGCTCACGAAATTCATTGGAGTGCATATGATCGGATAACGAGAATTGAATAGACTCATAAGATCATCCTTATAAGTCCAACAGAATCGATCAAAGTCAGTATTAGATAATTAGCAAAAAGCCAAAACGATCCTCGCGAGTAAGAGCATCCTGCTGCTATTATGCATCCAGTCATCCATATCGGATAGAGAATCAGCAGCGGAGGATTCGGAACCGTTATGGCCATTGCGACGCAACAACCAATAGAAATCAACCAAGCAATAGATTCAAATACGAACCGTAATTTGTGGCTTCTATAGTCTGTAATGAAAAAATCATACATTGAACGGCTGCGACAATCTGATCGACCCGTGAATTGCTTGACGGATTACTGTATTAGATACCTCTCCGCGAGCGTGGAATCCAAACGTGTTAGCGATCACTAATGTATTCGCTTTGACTGGATATGCTTTACATTCTGGATCGAATCCCATCTCAATTAATTCTTCATCGAATACTCGTAGAGATCCCTCTGCATGACCATATGTTCTTCGTGGATCTACTTTACCATCAATAATATCTTCCCACTGTTTTCGCATCCATTCTTTTCTTTTATCTGTAAGAATATTAGATCCAGCCACATAGCAGAACGGACCGTCCTTTATCGTCACATCTTGAGGAAAGAACCAAAATTTAACAGTCGGGAAAAATGTGTCCATGTGCATCACTTTCTGCACATCATTATTATCTGGGCTATTCTGGAGACGCTGAACGAATGTATTTTGTTTGAATTGTGGGTCTAGAGTAGGTAGAGCGTGACAATCCTTGACAATATAATATAGATCCGCAATATCAGAATACCACCGAGTATCGAATTTTTGGCGGCCAGTTTCATCAAATAGTAGATTATGTTCGTTCTTATTTTCAGCGATAGGATACTTTTCAATCTCCTCCACAAATCCGGTCATATCGCTCATGAAATTCGAAATGATTACAATTCCTCGTTCATCAAACTCTTTAGAATATAAAGTTTTGTATCCATGTTTCGCTCTGCGTTGTTGTTGAGCTTCATACGCTCTTTCAGCTCGTTCAATATGCATATCAGGAACGAATCCTTGTAGCTTGTCTGCAGATTTAGCAGAGCTCTTGAATATACTCTCAAGTTCTTTTATCTTCATAGCAACACCTCAAATAATAGACACATTCGGACAGAATTTCATGGCCTCTCTGAGGAATAGGAAATCTCCAGCAGATGCAGGATACTCTCCATCACACATATCTTCATTCATAAAGATCATTTTCTTGGTCGGATTAAACACAAGCATGCTCATGATGAATGCAGATGGAGCAGCATAGATGATAGGAGAATTATACATATCGATCCAGTCATCAATATCCAATTCGTTTTTGCTGATCTGATGATCTGGAGATACGCTTTTGGCTTTCTCTTTATCATCTGTGTATATCATCGCGTTAGATCCAGCCATAGCTAGAAGTTTTCTGCAAGATTCAACAGATGCTACATTTTTATCGTTTCCTCTGATATGAACTGCAACAGATTTACCATCAGAGAATGGGAAGATGTTCTCGATCATATCTGTTCTGGGAACAAGAAACTTGAATATGTTTTCTCTGTTCTCAAATATAGAAGTTGCTGCACCCTCAACCCAATATGGCGTTTTCTCTTTGCAATCTATATCTACAACTCTGCATCTAGCATCAAATACGTGATGGAGTTTATTGGATAATCTATCAGACGAAAGAACTTCAGTCTTTTCATTGTTGATACAGATAACACAATCGTCTGGATCTTTATCAGACTCTTTAGATAATCCTACTGCTACTTGAAGAATCTGAACACCCATTAATCCTCTTACATGGATTCTGCTCATTTGGCAAACAGATCAAGTTGTTGTGCAAATATAGCTGGGCGAGGAGTATTATTTTGCATTACAGTAAGAATATTTTTGATCTGTTCCATCTCATCAAATGTTAGACGCACACTAGCGTCTTTGGTAGCTACATCTAGTTTATGTATTAGAGTAGAGACATCCACAGGCAGTAGTTTCTGTATATCAGATCTTTTATTATTCATGATTAATCCCTTAGTGAGTGTCCATGATGTAAAACTGAATATCTTCTGAGATATGGCGTGGCATGACTTGTGCTATTTTATCCAATAGCTCAAAGTTTCTGCATTTTTTTGAGAGGAGAGAAGCGCATGCAACCAACACGAGATCAGTGTTTCGTTCAGCCATAAACTGAACGATCTTATCACCTTTAGTGATGTGGAATTTATACAGAAGACTTTCTGCATACTCTCCGATCTCATCTACGATCAGTTTTCGATCTGCATCAATCTCATTATATACGTTTTGGTATTTGCATACATTTATTACATCTTCTGAGCAAATCCAATGACGAAGGATTTCTGCTGGTTTATCGTATGTTCTGTAGATGTGTTCACTTACTTTATCTGATAGCATATTTTATTCACAAAGTGATTGGCTTTTTTTTCACCTTCAAAAAAGCCAATTCGAGTTTCCTCAGTTATAGAATTGAGCATAACGACTAATATATGCCCCTTCATTATAGAACAACGAACGAACCAATCTTCTACAAGAACTGTATCTAATGAGTGAATTGGAAGTTTAGCTGTTTTCATAATGTTATTTATTAACTCAATTTCATATCAACCGAAGAACTCATCTAAGTCTGAGGCTGTTTGAAAATGATCTTCGAATATCTTTCTACCATTTCTAGGTATGGCTGGATCGTGATTCGTTTTTATTCTAAGTTCAGTAAGATATCCCGTTTTCTTACCTATGGCTAAATCGATGTAATGTTGTGCGATCACTTTTTGATCAAATTGTTCAATCAATTCATAGTTATTTTGTTGCATCTGTTTATAATCAGCTTCAGACATATCACAAAAGTTAGAGATCGCTTCGCCATATTGTTTCGGTGTATAATCTTTCTTCAACATGCAATAGTGAGTGCCAGCCTTTAAAACAGCACCGATACCCTCTGCATTGTTGGAAACTCCGAAATTAACTGCAATGGGCACAGTGCCAATGCGCATTGCATCAATGACTACTCTATTGAAATGCTCACCAAAAGTGTTAGACCAAGAAGGATCAACAAGAAATTTACAAGTTGCAAGAATTTTATCACGCTTTGCTCCAGAGATAAAACCAAGATATTTAAAATTGCCAGATGTTTCTGCATTTTCCCAGATACGTTTTCCCTGACGTTTTTCAGTTACATTTGGATCATACTGAGATGTAGCATAATATTCTTCTTTACACTTATCCTTCGACATCATATAAGCAGCTTCGATACCAGCGCCACCAACAAGAGTTTCGACTTCAGGCATGTAAGGCACAGCACGAATCAAATCATCGACACGTTTCCAACGCTTGAATGTTTGAATAGATAGGATTTTCTTCTCACGTTGAGCATAAGATGGTGTTTCAGGAATACCAGAGATATCCTGTGGATTTAAAATTAAAGCACGAGGAACATCCATAAAATCAGCTGAATCATAAGCAGCCGGATGCACACACGCGAGACCTGTAAAATATTTCTCATATATCTGAATCCATGGATACATTTTCTTCAGATTCGCATCGTGAATGATTGGAATTTGTTTAGCTGTTACCTTCTCGATCATAGGCAACCACTCTAATGATTTTTCAGTGTCTTTGTTTTTAAAACCAAAAATAGACTGCCAAATGATCAAATCGTGTTTGTTGGCATCTTCAACAAATTTATCAATAGATTCTTTGACTTTATAAGAATAATATGGCGCAATCCAACCAAGGCCTTGATGAACTGGATAGCCAGTTCCAATACCAATTTCATAACCTTCCTTCAAGTCGATTGGAATTTCAACAGGACGAACTGCTTTATTACCTTTAAGATATGCAAAAGTTACTTCATGACCAAGTTCTTTCAATCCTGCTATAAGATGCTCACAGTGATTGATAATGCCACCAAAGTTATTGAATGTATGCACAACCATCATAATTTTCATAGGAAGTCTAACACATTTACGTTTTCGCTTTTAGATACTTTAGCTGCTTCTTCTGCAAATCCATTATTGCTTAGATAATCTGACCACTCTTTTGTTTCCCACATTCCAGCTGAGACTCCATTCCAACCTTCATGCCATTCCTCATGATCTTTATTATCTTTTCTTGTGTAAACAAATTTCCTGCGAAGATTTTCTTGTTCGACAGAAGAACAATTTATCATAGATGATCTGAAATACATTACGACGGAAATTCTTTCAAATCCTTCATCAGATGAAATCAGAGGAACGTTGCCATGGATTTGATGAGCATCCATAAGCAATAGATCTCCAGGTTTCACATCTACGCAGACTTTATACTCAGGCATGCAGAGATACATACCATCAAAGTTCTTTCCGTCACTCAATACTGTAAGATTGCTGAATCCTGCTGGAGCATTGATTCGTTCTGTTTCACATAAATCTCCGGCATCTCGGTGACAAGCTGTTCTGAAATCTTTATTGATCGTTATAGTTGTGTAAACTGAATTACCAATACGCCAGCCAGTATCTTTCAGTTGCTTGACGGATTCATTCTGTCCATTCCATCTAATCGGAAAGTTGTCTTTAAAAACTTTAGACGCTGCTTCGAATAGAGGATATCCTTTTTGAAACAGATCTGGATTTGCGGCACTCCAAGCAGTTTCTCTGCAAAAAGGAATACGAGGATAGCGATCAAAATATCCAGCAGTTCCAGAATATACAGAATTACCATAAGATGTATCTGATATCAACTTGCGAACTTCTATTGCAGCCTGCTTTCTTTCTTTCCTAGATAATTGTCTAGTCGTTTCTACCCATTGTGTGAAATCAAATTCTGCAGTTTTCTTTACTATCCATATTGCTCCGCCTTTAATATTGCCACCACCAGCAGCACCACGACCTTCTAATGGTTCATTAGGCGTTTCACGTAGGATATCATCTAGCTGATCTGTTCCAGATGCAGATATTGGAGAACCCGCTAGAAAGTAATTGATGATTGCTTTTTCTAGCTTAGTGATCCATCTGCGTTTCCCATGTCCAGTATCAGTCGGCATTATCTGGAACTCATCACGATGAGTTCCTGCGGCAAGACCACGATTGTCAGATTGACTAGCACCTTCGCGCAATCCGATATATGCCGGATCAGTAATGCTCTTAGGAAATACGTTCTTACGAAACTTCAATAGACAATTATTCTCGTGTGGACTTTCACCTGGGCCCAAAGGCTTATACACATCGCAATCTTCATTAACAATATAATTGTATGCGTCGTGCTCTAGAAATTTACCTAATAGATGCTCACAGTCAATCTGCTCTGTCAATATTATCTGCTTTGTCATAATATAATTCCAATGTTATTGTGTATCTTTATGTATGTTCAATTTTAGAGTTCTGTATGGTATTGTGAAAATATTTTTTGCACCAATTGGGACTTTCGGAAATAGATCTTCAAGAACAAAAATAAAAACAACATCTTTATTTTTTCTTGCAAACCATTCTAGATAACGAATTCGACCAGCATTATCTTCTACTTGCGCACGAGTTTCTGGACCATAGTTTGCAGTTCCGGCAAACAGATTTGAGCAGGAAAAATGATTATCATTAATCAAAAAATCAAATCCTAGACATATGAGCACATTATAATTTTTTTCTATTGCGCGCTGCATAGCATACATCCCAGAATTATTTCTAGGATATCTGTTTCTGCCTGGATGCATATCTGCTGGTTCGTATTCTTCAGCTTTTGATCTAGGAAATAATGTATACTCTACAGGAAAATCAGAAGCACTGATCTCATCCATCATTCCCTGATCAACAGCAACCAACCAGTCTGGTTTGAATGTTCTATAGAGGGCATTACATCCAAATATCGGAGATACACCATTAATAGAACTTAGGTCAAAGTTTTTTCGACTCTCACCATTCCCTATGATGAAAGCTGTATTGTTGCTCATTTTTTCCAGTTTGCGGTTAGATTAGGAAATGCGGCTTTTACAGCATCCATCTTAACCTTTAGGCCGCGATTTTTCATACGAAGAACCAACTGCGCATCATGCACATCTAAAACCTCGAGCATTTGAATAAACATCTGTTCGCGTTTTAGATTCGATATCCTTCGTCCATCTGGTGAATCTACAAAGTAGATAAACTTTCGATGTTCAGCCACCAGGCGACCGTGTGCATCTGATCCTTCTGGCATTGGACGAAACGGAGGATCTGTTTCTGGAAGAAGGAATTTAACGCCGGGATCCATTCCATATCCAATGATAGCTTTCAACGCAGCGGATGCATATTTCTTTAGAAGTTTAGTCTGTGCTGCAGAAGTTTTTTGTTTCTCAATCTCATCAATAATTTCAGCCATACTTTTAGTCATATAAATCTCCACATTTCATTAATTAAAACCACTCTATTATTTATACATTAAAAATCGGAAATTGATTCTGTAAGACTTCCGAGACGATTCTGTATGAAGTAATTGAAGATCTTAGAACGATCATTACAATTTGCAGATTCAAATTCTGATATACATTGATTCTGTAAATCCTCTGGGATCATATCTAGATCAATGAGCATCTGATTTCGTTTATATCCACGGAGCATTTCTCCAGAACAAAATTGCTCAGGTTCCATACGAGACCACTCAGCAATCTTATCTCTACGCAGAGGTTTCTGTCGCTTATCTACTACAAATGTATCGTCATCCGAAATGAAATTTGGCACTCCGTCTGATCTATCTCCGAGCATAATATGCTCTTTACGAAAGCTCTCTGGATTATTGATTGCGATCATCTTCTTTTGAACAGGCGCATACTGATAAACATTACAGTATTTCTGAAGTTGTGCAAAGTCCTTATCACCAGAAAGAATCAAAATCTTATCTGTATTTGCGCCTAAGAATCTACCATACTTATGACAAATTGCGGCAATAACATCATCTGCTTCGCATCGGTCGATACGTATGACTTTGTATGGAAGATGGTCACGGATTTCGTCACGAATCTTATTGAGAGCCTCAAATAGTGTATTCCAGTCAAGACCAGATGAATCTCGTGATTTCTTTCGACTCGCTTTGTAGTGTGGAAATATACTCCTGCGCCAATAATTTTGGGCGTCACAGCATATAACCAATTCTCCGTATTCCTGATAGAATTTTGAACGATAGGATCGTAGAGAATTAAGGATCATGTGTCGAAGCATTTCTTCATCTACGATGTTGTCTTTCGTATATGAAAGATGCATCATCAGATTAGAAATCATCGTCTGATTCAAATCAACAAGTATCATATTAGTCCTATACCACTCGAAGAATTATTGAAAACGCATTTAGACGTCCAGTGCTTTTGATTGGTTTAGTCTTAATGGCATCAAAATATTTTGTGGCACCACGAGATGTTCCCATAACAATATTCTTAGAAACTTCTAATGGCTTTCTAATCTTCTTCGCTATGGAAGTTGTTTCATTAATGTTCTGCAATGTAGAACCTTTAATAGAGATACCATCAGCATCGTTTGAGAAATAATGATCAACACGACGAGTTTTCACATTGAAGATCCATGCCTCGGAAGCGCCGATAAGTTTCGTAGGCTCAATGCTAGTGAGCTTCAGATCTGCGTCACCTTTCATATACTTCAGTCGTTGAATCAATTGATCTGCGCTCTTGACTTTTTTCTTACGCGGTGCTTTGATTTTCTTCAGATGATCTGCCCACAATTTAGAATCATCAATTATCTTTTGATAGAAGTCGTGCAGCTTCTTAATCTCTCGCGGTTTGAAATTAGAATATCCTTCGTTCAGCTGCTCGTCTTTTCCACGAATAACTTCTTTGATCTCTTTAAGTTCTTTCATATAGATCTCAGCGATTCGCTTTGCGTATAGTGGTTTCACTGAGTTGCTCTTCAGAAACGCATAAGAATCAAATGGGATCTTACACTTAGATAGAACAAATTCGTCGATCTTATTATCAAATTCTGCTACAGTCTTATGAATTGCTTCTGTGGTTCTCTTTTGAATATCAATCGGCGCAACCTTCTGAACATCACGGCGCGTTGTGATTTTTTCTTTCCCCGATATGATTAATTTTTTGAATCGATCTTCGATATATTGTAGTTCTTTGGAACTCATAACATAGCCAGCAGCATTCATACGACACAACCACGCCAACGGACCATAAAGTTCTTGGTCATTGACGTGATTGATCATATCTATTTCTTTAGGCTTTTTGTTAAGAGTCTTGATATATGTTTCAACATATGATCGCGCATCTTTTTCTGAACACTGACTGTTAAAGAAATTAAAGCAGCGAATGAGTTCTACATTTCTATTATTACCAAGATTCGATTTAGAATCCCAAATCTTTTCCACTCCGAACAATAGTCCTTCTGTGCCAGTAGGCGAAATTCTCTTGATGGTAGACGCATCACGTATTTGAGCTGTTTTCAATTTTTTATCCATATCTATATTTGTGATACCGGTAGATACATATATATCTATATTGTGATACCATTATACGCTCATTCAAAAGAATTGTCAAGGCTTTATTTTTTGCCCAAAATGCCTTCTAGAAGAGATGTCCACTGAGCAGCACGAAGATCCCAATTGTAGAAATTGTCAAAATAGATCTTTTGAAATCTCAATCTGGTCTGATTGGTTTCATCCCAGTGATTGCGAATCGCCATCAAAAGAACATTCGCGAACATATTTGCGTGATCGTTATATTGTTCATGAAAAGGATACATCGTAGCAAAATTTGCACAAGTTTCTGGCAACACAGAAAAATTCGGGCAGACAACCGCGCAGCCAGCAGACATCGCTTCAATCACTGAGATGCAAGATGTTTCCGGCCAGATATTCGGATACGCATAGATATGAGCTTTTTCCAGTGCTTTACGAACTACGTGATTTGGTTGGAAACCGTGGTAGTCGATGTTAGGGTGTTTCATGCATCGATCAAATAGATGTTTGTATGGTTCATCTCGCGCGGGCCAGCCATAGGCAGCGAACGAAGAATATACATCTAGATGCAGATTGATTTCTGGCAATGCATCACAAAGTCTCTCGAAAACAGGAACTAGGATTTCTAGGCCACGATGAGGAGTTGTATGATAGATTAGATTGATTCGTTCTTGAAGCGTGCTCGCCAGCACGCCTCGTATTTTTTTAACTTCAGGAAAGGGAACGATTGCATTCTGAAGAACAATTCCATCTGAATAGGGAACGTCGCGCCCTATCTGAAATGTAGCTTGTTGGAAATGCGAAACGAAAATCAATTTCGAGAAGTTCTTTCGACTTTCTT